ATTAATTGATAATGTTCTTCCATTTTATCTACTTTAGGAACTACAACTAATTGATAGAACCCATAAAATAAACCCAGCATTGATGTTATTAATACAATAAAACTTCTTATTGAAAATATAATCTGAGTATTTGCATCAATTTTTGTATCAGTACCCTTTTTCACCATCTTAATTTCCTTTTTAATATATTAATTTTTATTAAAATTAGAACTTTCCCACATAATTTTAATATCAATTCTATTATTATCAGTTTCGTACCAGTAAATCAAAGTATCATCTGTATTAATTAATGCAGTGAAACCTTTTGGAAATTGTTGAAACGTCATCTCAATGCCATTTATATAAATTTTAGCATTAAATATCCAAGTCTTTACTGATGTGTTATTTAATTTTGAACCGCTAATTAAGTATAATTCATACCTATATTTAGGTAATGAAGCAACTGTTTTTCGCTTTTGCTCATAATTAGGACAACTTAAAATCCTTTGTACTGTTGCAAATGATGATATAGATAACATTTCTGATTTGGAAATTTCATAAGACCAATTACCATAATCAGCATATAATTTTTTTTCTCCATAAGTTTGACCATTAATCGAGAAAAATGAAATTATTATTAGTATTCCGGATACTAAAGTTTTCAACTTCATTTGCAATTTTATTACAGATATAAATACAATAAAATTTTACATTATATTATCAAAAATCATAAAAAATCTCATTTTTATATAAAAAAAAAGGGTTGATAATCTCAACCCTTTTATTCTATTGTATTATAGATTATTGTAAATCACCAATACCCCAAGTTTGTAAACCATCACATAAGATTTTACCATAATAACGGTTAAGCACCATCTTTTTAGCGTAACGTGTCATGATACCACGAATAGGAGTGAAATCGAATGGATTGTACATTACAGGAGTTAACTGCATTGGTACATAAGGAGCATAAATATATCCAGTTTCAAGAATTGAAGTACCTTTGTGACCAATTAATATTGTATTAGCTGGTGCATATGGGTCTCTGTAAACTTGATAACGACCTGATAAGATACCGATTTTTTCAATACCCATATTATATTTATCTTGTTCAGGGTCAGCATTACTAACGTGGAAATATTCAAGGTCATCGAATACTGCAGAAACTTCAGGAGAAACTACTACCCAAGAAGCACCACCACGTAATGTTGATTTATGAATTTGAGCTGAAATTTGGTTAACTTTAGTGATTAAAGTTTGATTCCAGTCTTTTTGAGTTCCGTAATATGCATTAGTTTGTTTACGTAAACCATTGTAATCCCAACGAGCAACCCATGCAGCACCTCTACGTAAATCACGAAGAATTTCACGGTCAATTTCTGCAGCCATTTGTTCTGATAATAAAGCAGTTAATTCAGCTTCAGCATCAATATTATGGAAAGCACTAACGTCTTGAGCTAATTCAGGAGTCCACATAGCACGCATTTTACGTGATTCTACAGATACTGTTACTTGGTCAAGTACGAATGTAACTTCAGCCATTTTTGAATCTTCTTCCATATCACTATAAGTGTTATATGTTACAGTAAATGAAGGAGTTGTTGCAGCACTCAATGCTTGATAACCATTTGTACCTGCATATGAAATGTCAGCTACAAGAACAATTTGACCAGCACTATTAACAATTGCTTGTCCGTATTTTTGAACTTTTACATTAAAAGGAATTGAATTTCCAGCAGTAATAGTTTCAGATGCATAAGGAGCAGGAGCAGTTAAATTAACTGAAGCAGTTATTTTTAATGAAGCTAAGAAAGATTCTGTATCCATTGGAACACCAGCAGGACCTATTAATTTTCCTTGGTCAGTTGTTGAAAAACCACCAGCAGTAATAGTAATATACTTATCAGTACCAAGTGTATAAGAAGCAACACTTGTAGTTGCTGTAATAGTTAATATTTCGCCTCTTGAACGGTCGAATAGTGAAGTACCTTCATCACCATAAGAAGTAGCATAGAAAGAATCATATAATGATTTAGTTTCAAACTGAGTTCTTTCAATGTTTGCTTTATCTGCAGCATTACCATATGCACCATTAGGTGAAGTATGTTCATTACCTGAAGTAGTTGTATGAGTATTATCTAATACACGTGTACTTGTTTTAGGGTTGATGTAATATAATTTACCAATAGGTAAATTTAATGCCTGTACAGATACGATATCATTAGCTAATAATTTAGCAAATACCCTACGAATAACAGGGAATGCAACTGTTTCAAACTGACCACTTGAAGTAGCATCAGTAGATTCGTTAATCATGTATGATAATTGGTTTTCGAATAATTGCGCACAATTTTCTTTAACATTACCATCTAATCCTTCTAACAAACCAATTTTTTCCCAACGGTTTGTAGTAATTTCTCTTTGTTCACGAAGTTGTTTTAATCCAATATTACCAACTTCAGCACTTTCTGTTAAAAATCCCATTTTTAATATTTTTAATTTTTATTTATTTATTTTTTACCTCTTGTTTCCACGTAATTGATAAGTTTTCTCATTTTATTAATATGAGCATCATTTGCGTAGGCTGTTTTTTCTACTACTTCATCAAGTTTTTGCTTTGAACTTGGTTGTATTGAGGTAGATACCTTTTTTTCAAAGCTTTCAGTTATAGTTTTTTTACCAACTTTCATTTCTGAAAGAATAGTTTTATATTTATTCTGTGATTCAGTAATACTATTAACTTGTTTAAATTCGTTAATAATTTTTATTTTATCTTCTTGTGTTAATGCTAATTCTTCATTCACTAAAATATTATTTACATGAGCTAAATTAGTATTGAACACAGCCATTTCTTTTAATTGTGAACGATATTTCTCAAGAGCGTTTTTATAGCTTTCGATTAAAGTACTTGCAGATTTTTTATATTTAATACTTTCATTTAATTTTTTAGTCAATTTCTTGTTTTCATCAATTAAACCTCCTAATTTTTTACTAACATTTTCATTTGTATTGTTTACACTACCCAAACGTTTATGTCTACCTTGTGCAAAATCAGGAGCTGGTAAATGGTCACCTGCAACTTGTTTACTTGCACTATGAGCAATACCCATAGCTTCGTCAACAGGAGCATTTCCATCACCTAAAGTATTTGTAATATCTTCTTCTGTAATAGAAGTTTCATCGGTTACAGCAGGAGCAACTTGTTGTGATAATTGTTCTAATTCTTCGTCACTCATACCTTCTAAATTTGCAGTAATGCCTTGAATTAAAGCAGAACGGTCTATTTCAGCAATTTCTTCAGGTTCTTCTTGACTTTCTTCACCACCAAATTCACCAATAAGACCTTGTAATATTTCAACCATGTCTTTTAGTTTTTCAACAGTAGAATCTTCATTACCTTCTTCACCACCTTCAATATTTTCCATTCCTTCAATACCTTCATCATTATCTTCACCACCTTCACCATTTTCATTACCTTTCATACCTTCTTCACCACTTCCAGCATTGTCAAGTTCACCACTTAAATTATCCATATTTGATATTTCATCATCAATTTCATCAATAGTGATAACTTCATCGCTGCCATCCATTTCATCTAAAGCTGTGTTAATTTCATTCATGTCAAGACCTGTCATATCAAGTTCTTCACTAACATTAGTCATTGGTTTTCCTGAAGTTGGAGCTACAATTTTATTGTCAAATCTTTTTCCGTTATTACTATCGGCACTATTACCAAAATTAGGAGTATCAGATTCTTTATCAGCTATAAAACTTTTTTCACGTTCTTCAAAAATTCCAGTATTTTTTGCTTTTTCAGTAAATGTGCTATCATCACGTGTATCTGTGATTTTAACATCTTCTGAAACTTTAGCAACATTCTTAGCACCTTTAGTAAAAGGTTCACCTTTGTTTACAACCGAATTGGTTTCTTTAATTTGTTCTTTCATAACAGGTTCTTCATTATTTGTATTTGTATTATCTACTTCAGTAGATTCTTCGCTTTCGTCCAATTTTTTATAGGACTCTTTTTTAGATTTATTTTTAGTAATTTCTTCTTTCAATAAATTATTAAACTTATCTGGAAATTCATCTACTAACTTTTTCTTTGCATTAGCTTCTGCTGTTTCCAAAATTGCGTTATAGTCGCTTAAAGCTTCTTTTATTATTGATGTTTTTTTATCGTCTTTCATATTATTAAATTATCAGTCAATACCATAATTTTTATATAAATACATTCTTTTTATGGAAAAGTATTATTTTTAATAATTTTCTTGTTTTTTTAAAAAAATTTGATTATAACAAAAACTTGTCAATAGCTGTAATAATCTTATTTTCATCTTCTTTTAAATAAATTCCATTTTTATTTACATAATTTTCACCGAAACTATTATTAGTACCAGTTTGACTAATTGGAAATAAAAATGCACCGGGTGTACTTGGTGTTGCAACTAAGTCAAAACCAATTAATTCGAAATCATTCTGTACTAAATTTTCACCATTAATTTCCTTTAATGTACCGACACCACGGGAACTAATACCTAATTTTATTTTATTTTGTAGATATAAAACGATTTTATCACCTATAACTGAACAAACACCATATTTAATATATCCCGGACTTACAATTAATTTTAATTGTCCATATAACACATTTTCCTCATCTCCCTTACCCCACCACATTTTAGTAATTAAATGTGAAATGTTTTGTAAGGAAATGATGCTTGAATCCGGATGGTCAGCTTCTGAAACTGCACTATTATTATCAACTAATTGTTGATACATTTGTGCTTGTGGTACTAATACGTCTTTAGGATATATCCTACCATTTTTATTTTTAACACCCCATTTTTGTAATACACAGTTAACTAATACTGGTTCATTTGGTTTTAATACAAATCCTTCAGTTATTATTGTAGGATTCAATTCAGAGCTTAAAAAACCTGCGTCATGCTCAATAAGAATCATTTTTTCGTTGAAACGATTTTCGCAATATGTGTTAATATATTTAATCATTTTTATTATTCAATTTATTCCGCATATTTCCAAATATATCCACCTGCGGTTTTTTTTCTTCCGTTACAAACATCTGAAATTGTGCAACGATTTATTTTTAATTCTTTAGATGCTGTTATTACTCCTAACCATATTTTAATTTTGTTATAATTTAAATCAAATTGTATAATAGTTTTATATTTTTTTGATGATTCAGGTCTTAACTTACCATACATAGGATTATTTTCACCAGTTCGATGAATTGATAAACTTTTTCTACCTTCTTCACTAATTTTTCTATTTTTAGCACCAATTCTCATTCTTTCAATAGTTTCACTACTGTAAATTCTATTTTTTAATGCATTAGAAATTTTTTTATTTACAATAAATCCTTGATTACCGCCACGACCACCACTTGCAATATTGGTTAAATTAAATCCCCATGATTTAATTAAATCAATCCAATATATTTCCCAAAATCCCCAATTATCTATTGGAACAGAATCGAGAATATTAAGAATAGGTTTTAAATTTTTATTTAGTAGCGATAATATCCAATTATTTTTATGAGTATTGCTATATTTACATTTTCTCACATGTTCAATTAATCTAAATTTTGGATTATCTGACTTACCCAAATACCTAATTTCATCGGTATTTGGGTAAGTTAATGAATATATGTAAGTTTGCCCTGCTTTTAATATTTCACTCATATTAAATATCTTTTATATAAATAGTTTAATTATCAATTTTCTTTTTATAAATAGTTTAAAGAATTCAATAAGAAGTAAATATTTAAGAAATATTATCGTATGTATTTATAGAAAATTAATTAGTATATGAGTAATAAAGTTGATTTAATTGACCCTAATGGAATTAACACAATTTCTGAATTTGGCGATAAGGGAATTCCACAATACCAAGATATGTATATTTTTGTTGAATTAGCTGCTATTAGTAGAGGTAGAACTGTATTAACAACATCAGGTGGTTTTAATGACCCTTCAGTTATAGTTAATTTAATTGGAGTTAATCAAATAGATGCTGAAAATAATTCTAATAATGGAAATTTTACAACAAATTATTATGATGGAAGTACTGGAGAATATATAAATTATGAAAGTTTTGGTATTGAAAGTATTAAAATTAAAATTGATTCATCATATGTACCACAAATAAATATTAGATTCGTTGATATTAGAGGTGTATCATTTTTTAATCAAAATAATTCTCCATATAGAATTATGTTTGATTTTCCACCACCTATTTTTCAATTAAAAGTAAAAGGTTATTATGGGCATCCATTGAAATATCAAATGCATATGGTTAAATATAACACAGATTTTCAAGCAAATACTGGTAATTTTTATATTGATGCTCAATTTATTGCATTAACATATGCGCCATTAACCGATGTATTATTTAGATATATAGTTAATTTTCCATTAATGGATGAAATTCCAACAAACTCAGATACTACACTTCCACCTAATAATACTTATGAGTTGTATCAAAAAGTAAAGAATTTATATAGTGTTGGTGCTGATAAAATAAAAGCTGATGTTAATAATAAAAAAATTGAAGAAATTACGACAACTATAAATGCTAAAATCGCAGCCATTAATTATATTAATGATATTAAAAATAATTCTTATTTAACTGATGAAACTGTTTCAGCAGTCAGTCCACCTAATTTAGTTGTTTATGAAAATCCGGGAGATGGTAGTTTTTATAATTATACTATTGTTAATAACACATCTCAATATGATGAAATGCTTAAAGCAGCTAAAGATGGTAAGAAAAATAGCACATTTGGTTTATATTTAAATATGTATACTACTAATACAAGCCAAACAAGTATAGCATATGAAGCCATGAAAAAATGGAGTATTGGTCTTGCAATTGCAGGTACTGATATTTCAGGTTCTGAAGCTTTTTTTGATAATTTTGATACAACTTGGAACATTAAAACAGGAAAAAGAGATGATATTAAACATCATTACGTTAATATTGATTTAACTAAATATTATAAATTAGTTACAGAATCAATTGAAAATGATAAATTAAATAAAAAAAATTCTTTAAATGAATTAGATGTTAAAATTAATGAAACTGTTATAGGTACACTTGGAATGATGCCTACTGTTTATAATGTATTTAAAATTATTTTAGATGATGTTGATAAATTTTTTAGTAAATTAGCATATACATCTCGTGAATCGCAAAATCATCATTCTGATAGTGCAAATAGAGCATTAATAACTGACCCTAATTTATTTAGAGATAATAGTAGAGATAAAGAATTATATGCATTTCCATTATGTGTTAAGGAAAAAGTACTTAATTGTGTAAAAACCGAAAGTAGAGTAGCACCTATTGAACTTAGCCAAAAATGTTCAACTAAATTTCCAGAATTAAAATTAATAGATGAATTCATTAAAACATTTCAAAAACAAAAGAAAATTAATGAATTTACAAATAAGAAAAATGAAACTACTGATG